CGTAGTGAAGGAAATAGGCGATGCGGTGAGCCTTTCTGTTGCGCCCGCCAACCTTGAATTGCCCATAGCCATCCTGGAATCGGCTGGCCTTCCAAGGCCAACATTCATATGGTTTGCTACGGGCAACATGAGACAAGAAGCGGTCAACATCGGAGTCTGTGAAGTCGGGCATAGGCGAGAAGCGCATAAGGAATCCTTTCTGAATGTGCTTTCTATTATAGCACGACGGAACAGCAGGAGCAATTGTGGCGCAGTGCCATTGCACTATACAGAGGGAGCTTGTGCATGAAACCACACACCCAAGCAGTAAGGGAAGCGAACGCGTGGAACCGTATCCTGCTGGCGATCAAGGAACGGGCTACGGCTGAAGGCAAGGATGTAAGCGTGTTCGACGTTACGCACCGAAACCCGAACTTGCAGGAGTTGTTCCAGAAAGAGGCGGTCGCTGATTACCTGGACCCGGAAGGGGCAGCCCCACCGCCAGCCGAAGCAACGCCAACAGCGCAGCCCGCCAAGGTAGCCGCCAAGACCGCCAAGGCAACCGCCGCGCAGCCGGCCGAGGGCTAGGGGGGGCAACCATGACGCTTCCTGCCGCATACAACGAGGCAACGCTGGCCTTCTACATGGTTGCGTCGCTCGGCGCCATAGCGCCGACGCTGGGGCTGCTGGATGAAGCCATGTATGAGGCAGTCAACGATGTCGTGCAGGCGTACGGCGTAACGGACATTGCCGCCGCCACCGACATAGCGAAGCTGCGGGCGCTGGCTAAGGTGGCGGCGCTGGGCGTGGCGCAGACAACGGCGGCTACCTACTACGATTTTAGCGCCGACGGTGGAGACCACAAACGCAGTCAAGTGATGGCGCAGTTGGCTACTCTGCTAATGAACGCCGAAACTGCTGCGTTTGCCTACACTCCCAACTACGGGCTTGAAATCGGGACGGTTCACTATGTTGATGACCCCTACGATTGGGACATTCAACAGGAAGCCGCAGGCGTCGGATGATTCCGTTCACGCCTACCGAGCTTGCCGCCATGCGTGGGGTGCAGGGCGGGGCCATGATGGACACCTGTACTCTGCGCGTGCTGACGGTCGGCCAGGACGATTACGGCGAGGAAGTGGAAACGTGGATCGAACGCGCCGGCGTTGCCTGCGGCTTGGATGTGACCGGCGGGCAGGCGGCGCGCGAGGCGCAGCGGCCCGGCGGGAACATCGTTACGGTATCGGCCATGCTGCGGCTGGCGCTGGAGGACGGCGAGGGGTTGAATGAGGAAGATGCCGTGACGGTGACACACCGTAACGGCGAACTGCTCACCCCGCCCCTGGCCTACCACATCGACGGCTACCCGCAGCGCGGGCCGACCGGCTACACGCTGCGCCTGGTGGAGGTGCGCTAATGCCTGCAATCAGCATGACCGTGCGCGGCGGCGAGCAGCTGCAGCGCAACTTGCAGCGGCTGGCGGGGCGTGAGCGCCGGCAAGCGCAGGCGGACGGCTTGGAGGCGGGCGCGCGCGTGGTGGAAGCATGGGCAAAGAATCTTTGCCCTGTCGATACCGGCAACCTGATGAACAGCATCCAGGTCGACGAGGTGTCGCCTACGCAGGCCATCATCGCGCCGCACACCGACTATGCCGAGTTCGTCGAGTTCGGCGTCTCGCGCATGGCTGCCCAGCCGTACATGCGCCCTGCTATTGACGAGCACGAACGCGAGATAGTGGGCGCCGTGCGTGAGACTGTGGCGGCGTTTGTTGAGAGCGTGCGGGCATGACCATCGAGACAGAGTTGCGCGCCTACACTCTGGCAGGGCCGGAGGTGGCGGCGCTTGTGGGCACGCGCATGTACCCGCAGAAGCTGCCGCAGAACCCGACGCTGCCGGCGCTTGTCTATCAGCGCATCGACACGCGCCGGTTGCATGATATGGCGGGGCCGGATGCCTTGCCTCGCCCTCGAATCCAAATAGCGGCCTGGGCGTCGTCTGTGGCTGACGCATGGGATGTTGTAAACGCCGTGCGTGAGCGGCTGGATGGCTACAGGGGCGCGATGGGCGTCATCGACGTGCAATCATGCCTGTGCGTAGGCGAACGTGACGTGGACGATCCTGACACCGGGCGCACAGGCGTCGAGCAGGATTACCAAATTCAATTCAGGGAGGTCTAACTATGCCAGGTGTAGCGGCATTGGGGGTAGTAGTGCAGTTTGGCACGACAACGGGAACGGCGACATCGGCCACGCTCACGAACGTGACGAACGTTTCCGGCTTTGATGCAGACGTTGAAGAAATCGACGTGACCAGCCATGACAGCGTAGGGCGTTACCGTGAGTTCGTGTCTAGCTTCATCGACGCCGGCGAAGTGAGCATTGACATCAACTATAACCCGCGCGAGGTGACGCATCGACAAACTACGGGCGGCGTTATGTTCCTGCTCAATAGCGGCATAATCGCACCTTGGAAGGTCAAGTTTCCGACCAACGCAGGGGATAGCGTGTCGTTTATGGGCTTTGTCAAGAGTATGCCCCTGGACTTGCCTTATGACGATAAGATGAGTGCAACCATCACCGTGCGGGTTTCGGGGTCGGCAACATTCGCCTACGGAACTTAGTAGGATGGGGAGCAGTGAAGTAGCGGCCATGACCGGCGTGCGGCTGAGCGTTGGGGCGGTGCGCAGCGGTTGGTACAGCATAGATAATCGTGGGGGCAATGATGCCGATTGTATACACGATTTGGAGTGCTACCCGTATCCGCTGCCACCGTCCTGCGCCAATCAGATCATGGTGGGCCACGCAATCAACCGTATCAACCCGGCGCGGTTTGGCTTGGTTCATTTTTTCAATGAGCTTTGGCGGCTGCTGGTGCCGAATGGCGAGCTGATGGTGGTTTCGTATTATGGAACGAATCACCGCTATGCGAGCGACCCGGCAGCCTGCAACGCCATGACCGAGGCCAGTTTTTATTACCTTGATCCTGCCCATAAATCGGGGCTGTGGCAGGTGTTTCAACCTAGTCCCTGGCAGATTAAAGACCTTTCTTGGGACGTGGCCGGTAACTTGGAGGCATTGCTTGGTAAGCGTTGAATCGCCCGTGCGCCCCTATCGTGTGATTGTGCAGGACAGCGCCGATCCGGGGTATACCAATACTTTGATGGTTGGTACGGCTACTACCGGCTTGCTCAGAGCGGAGTGGGTAGCCGCAAGGTATGGTCAACAAATACCCCTGAATTGGAGCATGGCCGGCCACATGCAGGTTGTAGCGGGCGGCGTGCTCGATTACATGCCGCTGCGCTACCTGGTAGCGGATGCTCAGAATTTGATTGTGGCTAAGGCTATCGAGTTGGATATGGAATGGGCCTTTTTTTTGGAGCACGATGTGGTGCTGCCAAGCAACGCCTTTTTCCTGCTGAATTACTGGATGAAGGAACATCCCGCGCCTGTGGTATCCGGTCTATATTTTTCGAGGAGCTACCCAAGCGAGCCAATGGTTTTTCGCGGCATGGGGATGGGCGCATACACAGACTGGCGACTTGGCGACGTGGTAGAAGTGGACGGCGTTCCCACCGGCTGCTTGCTGGTACATATGGGTTTGCTGCGCGAGATGTGGGCCGACAGTCCGGAGTATACCGTTGGCGGGCAAAAGACACGGCGGGTATTCGATACGCCTCGATACTCCTGGTATGACCCGGATAGTGGCAATACCAATATGAGCGTGGGCACAAGCGATCTGGAATGGTGCAAGCGCGTCGTCAAAGGGGATTACTTGCGGCGGTCTGGATGGCATGAATACGCCGACAGGGAGTTCCCATTCATTTGTGACACTCGCCTGTTTTCCTATCACATCCAGCAATCAGGGGAAACGTTCCCGGATAAGAAAACGCTCGCGGAGTTTGGGGGCTAGGGCTATGCCGCCATTTCTCGAAATTGTGACGAGGACATTCAACGGCCGGCCACGTATGTTTGCGGCGCATAAGGCAAGCCTAGCCGCACAGACAGACCAGGACTTCGTGCATACGATTCTAGTCGATACGGAACGCAAGGGAATCGCCTGGGCAACGGAAAATCTAGCCCGCCACGCCCCGCGCTTGGTAGGCGATTACGTGTTCGTGCTTGATGACGACGATATGCTAATCCTGCCCACCTTCGTTGCCGGCCTAAAGCAAATCGCCACGCAGCACAATCCCGACCTCATCATGGTCCGCATGGACCACGGCGGCGGGCGCATCCTGCCCGCCGCCAGGTGGGGCAAGTCGCCAAGGGTTAGCGAGATAGGGATTAGCGCGTTTGTGGTGCGGCGTGAGTGGTGGAAGCGGCACGCCCACGCCATGATTCCGGGTGAATATACAAGCGATTTCAAATTCATTGAATCTATTTGGGTATCGTACCCGGAAGTATTTTGGTGGGACACCGTGGCTA